TTTATGTCATAGGATAGGGTTGATATAGCTAAATCGCCATCTACCTCGTAATCATCACCATTAGGTCTCATATATTTTACTTCGTAATGAGGTAAATTACTGTCTGTAAAATTAGTAGACTCAAGCAGCATTGCCTGCCTTACTGATCTTCTCACTCTCCTATGATATACGCCAGATGAAAGACCACTCGAAAGTATGGTCGTATCGTCACTAGCATCAGTTATAACTTTTATTAAAAAATTTGCATTGTATTGAGTGTAATTAAAAACGCCTGATGAATCAGCAGTAGGTGGATCGTCAGCACCTTGTATCTGAGCATTAACCTCTACCCTAGGAACAGAAAAATTATCTTGATCTAACGAGGATGCAATTTGTATATCTCCAAAAGAAGATAAATATGTGCCAAGAAAAGTTTCAGCAGCAGATTCTAAATTAGTTTCGAAATCTAAACTTTCCATTATCTTTGAACTTTTGATGCACAGTCTAACCTGCGAGTTATTCCGACCGAATCATCGGAGTGATTAACTACTTTGAATGTAGTAGTGCCATCCGTAAGGAGTAATCCTTTTGTCGGAAGTGTAGTGTAAGAACTTTTATTTATGTAGAACTTGGTATCTATATTCGCTTCTCTACCATCTTCAAATATTTCGAATGTTTCTTCTACATCCTGCTTACTAGCTAAGTAAGTCTCAGTATTAGTAGGATGTGCGGAACCATTAGAGCCT